ACACACACAGAGTGGTGAGCCACTAAACAAAAGGAACGTAAAATGCAAAATCATCCACCAAAATGTAAAAATTTCGATACAAAAAAGTTTAAAAATCCAAGCGTACGTGATAAATTTCTAGGTCAATTACATAGATGGGACGCAAGGACAACAGATCAAAAATTAAAAGTCTGCCCGTCTTGTAAATTAGTATGGGAGTTAATTACCATAGGCAATTTAAAATGTGAATATTATACAGACTTTCCAACGTACGGTAAGAAGCGTGTGTTGTGTGAAAGATGTTGTTAGGGTTAGTTCTAAGATTTGTGAATTATGATTTATTCTTGGTTGGCAAGAAAATAATTAATAACCGCAAATGTTTGAGTAAATAAAAAGTTAAAGGAAAAAACGGAGCTAACCCTATGTTTTCTTATTGCAAAATAAAAGATAAGATCTGTCCACTAGCAACAGAATCAACGTACGATCCCGAACATGAAGATTATCTTTGGGAAACGTATACGTTCTGTGGTGCTATGAACGGTGTAGATACAAGAATAAATTCTTTAAGCAAGTGCTGGCTCGATATGACTAACGGTCAAAGGACTAAGCACGTGAAAAAACTCAACAGTAAAATCCTTATCAAGCGTGGATACCACTACGATAAAGTAAGGAAACGTTGGGTTAGAACTTGAATAGTAAATATTATCTATTTCCATAGGAGAAATTAAATGCCAAGAGTTGATTATAAAAAGTTTAACTTTGATTTAGATTTAGAGCTAGGTCAAAAAGGAGAAGATTACATACTAAAAGTATTTGAATCCGGTAGTAAAGTAGAAGTAAAAACAGAGTGTGATGCTTGGCAACGTACAGGCAACATAGCTATAGAGATAAGCCATACCGGTAAAAACTCTGGAATCACTACAACAGATGCAGAAACGTGGGTTCAAGTACTAATGAAAGATGATAAGGTTGTAGGTTCTATAGTTCTTCCTGTAGATTATTTAAAGAAACAAATAAAGAAATTAGTTAGGAGTAAAAAGGCTAGGATATTTAAAACAAATAAAAAAGACGGATACTCAGATTTTGTTTTAGTTCCTATAAAAGAACTATGGAGTTGACAAAGAGATGTTTTAACTGTAAAAAAACAAAGCCTATAAACAAGTTTAATAAAAACGTAGACAAGAAAGACGGTAGGCAATATAGGTGTATCCCCTGTCAACACAAGTACCATAGCACTTGGTATCAAAGAAACAAAGAAAGAATAAAAAAAGAAAACAAAGCAAAGAAGAAACGAAGAAAAATACTACATTGGACTAGGATAGTAGAGAGATACTATCGCAAGGGTTGTGTTGATTGCGGAATAAAGAACGTAAAACTACTTGAATTTGATCACGTAAAAGGTAATAAAAAAAATGGTGTCGGAACTATGGTAGCTGAAAACTACGGATGGAAAGCAATCAAAAAAGAAATTGAAAAGTGCGAAGTCAGATGTAGAAATTGCCACAGATTAAAAACGTGGAAACAATTCAATTGGCACAAAGACGTTAAAGCTTTCTTTGAAGACTTACCTACTGAAGAAAATTAAATCCTCATCATTTAACAGTTTATACATTAATGAACTTTCTGCAACAACAGAAGCACCTCTCTTGGTAGGTTTAGATCCAACCAATGAATAATAAATATTTTCTATATCCTCTACTTTATTTTTATTTTCTTCAGAAAGCCTACTTAAAAAATCTTGATACCTAGTTTTACCGCCTACCTTTTTTTCCCAAGCCTCTGGATATGGACGCAAAGCTATTTTTAATTGAGTCATAATATCTGAATTAACTTCTTTCACTACGTCACCTAACGTGTAAGACTTTTCTTGTTCGTCATATTTTTTTATTTTTTCCTCCATAAGAAAAGCACGTGTTTTTATCATATCATTTTTTAATTGATCTAAATCCCCACCTTGTCCTTCTACTCCATTCTTCAACAAGGATTCTTTAAGTAGCTTTACCCAAAACTTGCTTTCAGATACCCTTCCCGCTTCAATCAATTTAGATAACGCACCTCTATTTGACGATCTTAACTGTGGAAAACTTTCAAGGTATTGATACTGTAATCTCCTAACATCCTTAAAATCTTTATTAATTACTTGATTTTGATTTTCATAAAATTTTATTGCTTGATTAACAAAAGAGAGTTGTTTTTTAGTATAATCAAATCCTATTTTTTGCATAGCTTGAATGTCGCCAAATGCTTCAACCTCATTTTTTATAAAGTTACCCATTTCCGCACCAAACTGAATAGGAACAGGTATGTAAGCACCTATTACATTATTACCGTAACTGTCATACATATTACTAAACAAGCCTAAAGCCTCTCCCTTAACAGCGTAATCCATAATTTCTCTTTCTTTTCCTTTAAAGTCTTTTCCTATTAAGTCTTGACCTAAAGCCATTCCATAGTAATAATCATACAAAACTTTACCAGTAAAGGTTGACAAGCCTAAATATTTTAACATAGGAAATGGATTACCATCAGCAACGAAAGGAACAAAAGCACGTTGATAAGCATTTTCAGTAACCCTATACGCAGTTCTATAAAAAAGAGTAAGCGGTTTTAAATTCCCCTTACTCATCCAAACGGGAATATATGGTAGTCTAGTAGCACCCTGAGTTGCAGCCTGAGATTTATATAAAGCTTTTTTATAAATATCTCTAAACTTTCCGTTAGTTCCTACAAGATAGTCAAAGTCTTTCAAACGTCTTGTGGACTTATCAACTTCTTTTAATGCAGAAAGCATATAATCAAAATCATCTACGTTTACTCGCATACCATTAAGTATTACATCTTTTGCGTAGCGTTTGTTTCTAAATAAAGAACTTTTTTTATTCGTAAGTAAATTAAAAGCGTCACGCATAGCTGCGTCTGCTGTAGCTACGGCAGCTCGCCTGTTAAACTTTTCTACTTCCATAAAAACTTTAGTAGGAGCACTAGCTATGTCACCAAATTTTCCTTGAAACTTTAACGCAAGTTCATCTGCACTTCCAGTTAAACCGCCCACGTCTGTAGTAAGCTTTGAATACTTTTTATAATCACCTGTAAGCATACGATAATAAGACTTAAAAAGATTACGTAAACCAAAAGACGTAGCAGTTTGAGTTTGTCCAGTCATAAGATTTTTAATAGCAGCACTCGGTCCAGAAAGGTACGCAGTCGCTATTGTTTTACTTGTTCCTTGAGCTACACGTACAGATGTTGTTATTTTTTCACCACCCAATTGATACTTTAATAATTCTTTTACCCAATCAGCGGAAGAATCACCATATTTATTTCTTATATTAGAAACTAAACTTTTTATTTCTACACCACTCAAACCTTCCTCGTCAAAATTTCTAAACAAACCTATTGAATTAGATACTTGATTTGAATATCTTTTTATTATTTCAGAAAAATCTTTTTCATACAATTCTACAACGTCACCAATCACTCTTTCCTTCCCGTCTATATCTAATATAGATTCTCCAACTTTAACTTTAGATATATTAGGGATTTCGTCTAAATGTATTATAGCGTTTGTTCCTTTTTCAGTAGCTATGTAAGGTGGTATATCAAATTTTCTAGTGTTTAAAATTCCCAATGGTTTGTTATCAGAAGAAAATTCTATATAATTCTCAACCATTCTTTGTATTTCTTTACCATCAATAGAATCTTTTTTACCAATACCATTTTGTCTCATAACTATTCTAATTAAAGCATCTTTATTATTTAAAACATAATCCTTACCTTTGTTTGAAAGAAATCTAGGTGCATAGTTTTCTTGATATAAAGACTCTGATAGGGTTTTATTAATATCTACAGATACTTTTTTACCTTCCGTATTTATTACTGAAGTTTGTTTTTTCCTTAAAACTTTTAACATATCTCCGTTATCAAATGATTCATCAGAAACTTTTACAGCTTTTCCTTTTTTGTCGAATACGGTTAATAAATTTTTAAAATCTTTTTTACTGCCTTTAGCTGAGGTATTAGCTTTAACTCCATTTCTAACACTATAAAGAAATACATCATCAAAAAAGTCCCTGTTTCTTTTAGCTATATCAGATTGTTTTATTTTATCACCTAAAAGACTTATGTTTTCTTCGGGTATTAATAAATTTATTTTTGAATCATTTAACGTATAAGTCAATGAATTTATTTGTTTAGCATTTTTTTTATTTATTTTAAAATCTTCAGCAACCTCATCTAAATGAAGATTAAATTTCCCACGTGTAACTTCTTTTATATCTGAATGATCTGTTAGTTTTTTAGAAATTTTTATTCCATCGCTACCAAGTTCGTTGAGATTAGATTCGGGTGAAAAAATAAATCTATTAATTGATTGTTTTATTTGAGTTATTGTTGACTGATTAGTTGGTTTTAAAACAATAGATTTTAACAGGGGAATAGGGCTTTGTTCTTGTGCTTTTTCTAGTGTGCTATAATTTCTTTTTGAACGTAACATACTTTTATATGTTGTCATTTCTTCAATGTTCATTCTTTCTGTGTTGCCAAAAGATTTAGTAAATCCAATTCTTTTTAAAGTGCTAGATTCTTTTTTAGACATACCTAAATCTTGTTCTGCTTTTTCTATTTGCTTTGCTAAAGGTTGATGTTCTTTTTTGTATGCTTCAGGATTGCTTTTTTTAAGTTTAACACCAGACTCATATTTGTAAGGAAACTCTTTAAAGTAAGCAACAGAACGTTTTCCCTTTTCAGGTAATACATTTTTATATGTTTTAAAAAATTTATTAACAGCATCTTGCCTTGTTGTACCCATTACCGTAAAGTTTTTACCAGCAGTATTTGATTTAGTATCAGTTAATACTTTATACGTAAGTGCGTGATTTTTTTTATTTTTAGTTTGTTTAACTCCAAGTAGCTGAACTAATTCATCTCCATCTTTTTTGTTTACAAAACGCCTTCTAGCAAACTCAGGTCTTTTTGTAGCTAAGTAATCTTGTATAACAGGAACAGCTTCTTTAGATTTTTTTATTACTTCTTTAGCTATTTTTTTATCAGCTATAGAAAACTCAACTCCTTCTTTAATAGCTTGATTTATTCTTAACTTATCAGCACCAACTCCAGCAAATTGAGCCGCTACAAATATACCACCAGTCATAGCGTGATCAAGCACACCGGGATTTTCCTGTTCAACTCCAGCACCTAAAATACTAGCACCAAAACCAGCACTAAAAGCAGTCGAAGCTTCTAACGTTAAACCTTTAGCGGTAGATCCTTTTAACGTACTTAATCCAGCCTTGCCAAGTATTCTTGGCATACCAGCTACAGTCATAAATACACCGTCTAACGTAGGTTTTGTAAGTCTATCTATTGTAAAGAACGTATCATTATCACCTAACGGAATTGTTTTTTGCATAAATATATTTGAAGCAACTATATTAGTAATACCAGAATCAATAGCATTTGCAACTTTTATACCAGTATCGGAACTTAATTTTAATCCAGCTTTTTGTCCTTTTATACGTGAAATAAATTTTCCATATTGATACTCTCCAGCTCCTAACTTTGTTATAAATTTTTTATAATTAGAAGATTTTCCAAGTAGTGAATTTGATTTTATTACTCCAGCTTTTTCTATTACTTCATCAGCTTTTTGCTCTGCGTTTTTAGCTCTAGTAAGCAATCCTTTTTTAACCGATGTTTTTTTAGCAACCTTTGCTGCTTTTTTAAGTTTTTCAGCATTAACATATCCTTTGTATGCTGTTGCTAAAGGTTTACTTACTTTAGCTCCCGTACCTATTATTTTCAAACCTCCAAGGATACCTCCCGTAGCAAATAAACCACTTCCAAAACCTAAAACTTCTCCAGCAACACCAGCAACTTGATCTGTAAGGTTATCGGCAGGCTTTATATCACTTGTAAAATCAATACCAAATGTTCCTTCAGGTACGGGAAGAACTCCTTTCATAAAACCGTAAACAAAACGTTTAAAAGCATTTGGATCTTTTTGCATATTAGCATATTCACCTTCAATAAACTTATCATCTTGTTCTATTTCGTCTAAACTAACGTAGTTTAATTGAGTTTTTTGTAAAGGTGTAAGTTGTTTTTCTTCTTTTTGATAATCAAAAAAAGAATCAAAGTCTAATGTATCTGTTGTATCTTGAGCTGTATAGTCAAAAAAAGAATCAAAGTCTAATGTATCTTGAACAACTTGTTGTGGCTCTGTATAATCAAAAAAAGAATCAAAGTCTAATGTATCTTGAACGTTTTGCTCTTCTTCTATTTCCGGTATTGCACCTTCGGGTTCAAACGTAGGCTCATTAGGATTAATATTAGAAGTAGAAAATGGATCATTAGACATATGGTAAAAACCTATTTAACCTTCTGTGATGCCTTTTTCCTGTGCTCGAAAAAATCCAAGTTTTTTCATAGCGTTTACAACGCTTTTAGTATTTAAAATATCAAAAGCATTATCTTTGTTAAACCCTTTATTTTTTAAATCTTGCATAAAACTTTTAAGATCCTGTGATTGTTTTACACTTAATGGAAGTGCATTATAAGCACGTTTAAATTGATCAAAAGAACCTATTTGAT